TTGGTCGTGGTCTATATCGTGTACCTGGTGCCGTGTGCAATATGCAAACTAATGTTATTCCCATGAGTGCTACTGTGGAAAAATCTAAAGATAAAATTGTCAATGTAACAACCGACCTTGATTCGACCAATCTAGTACCAACTGCATATCGCAACTATGTACCGTTTGGTAACTTTTCGGATGTTCTTGCTATCGTAGAATCAAAGCGTTTCTTTCCTGTTTTCATTTCTGGTCATTCTGGTAACGGTAAGACCATGTCTATTGAACAGGCTTGTGCCAAAGCTAAACGTAAATTCGTTTGCGTTTCTATGACGCCTGAAACTGATGAATCTGACCTGCTTGGCAACTATGTTCTGATTGATGGCAGTATGCAATGGCGTGATGGTCCTGTGACCACCGCGGCTCGTCAAGGCGCTGTTCTGTGCATTGATGAGATTGACTATGGTGCTCAGAATCTTTCTTCTCTGCAACGGGTTCTTGAAGGCAAACCGTTCATGCTGAAAAAGAAAGGTGAACTGGTTAATCCTGCTGAAGGTTTTACCGTGTTTGCTACTGCGAATACTAAAGGTAAAGGTTCAGAAGACGGTCGTTATATGTTTACCAATGTATTGAACGAAGCCTTCCTTGAGCGTTTTCGTACCACGATGGAACAAGAATTTCCTCCTCTGAAAACCGAACGCAAGATTATCGAAAAAGAACTTGTTTCGGTTGGTAAACCTGACACCGAGTTTGCTGAAAAACTTGTTACATGGGCAGAAGTTATTCGTAAAACTTTTGCTGATGGTGGTTGCGATGAAGTGATTTCTACTCGCCGTTTGGTACATATCGTTGAGACTTACGGTATCTTCAATGACAAAACTAAAGCAATCAAACTCTGCTTGAATCGTTTTGATATGGATACTCAAATGAGTTTCTTTGATTTGTATACCAAAATTGATGCTGGTGTTCAGAATACTGCTAACACGGTACCAGTACCGCCTGTTGAAACTGAAGAACATCCTTTCTAAACCACATTTGCCTACATTGATCTGTGGGTATGCTATAATGTATCACTTTTGAGGCAACGGTCTCACCTCAAATCGGTAACAAATAGGGACTAATTTAATATGGAGATTTTTGAATGCGTAAATCCGCTAAAGAAAAAATGTTGTCTGCTTTGAGCAAAACTGATGGTTATAATACCTTTACTGTAGCCCAGGCTCAGCACCGTTTCGGCATCACCAATGTGTCTGCTCGTATCGGCGAACTGCGCGAAGAAGGTCATGCTATCTACACCAACCGCAAGACTCTTGCTAATGGTCGTACCATTTCTGTTTATCGCCTTGGTACCCCAAGCAAAAAAGTTGTTGCTGCTGGTATTGCTGCACTTCGTAAGCAAGGCGACCGTGCATTTGCCTAATTACATGATGTAATTTGGTGGAGGAAGTAATACATATAAGTGTTACTTCCTCTTTTTTTATGGAGTTATTATGGAAATACAAGTTAAAGTTGAAGAATTAAAGAAGAACAAAGTATTTGTATCTACACCAATGTATGGTGGTATGGCTCACGGTTTGTATATCAAATCATGCCTTGATCTACAAACAACCTTGGCTCGATATGGCGTTGAAACAAAGTTTTCATTCCTTTTCAATGAATCACTCATCACACGGGCAAGAAATTATCTAGTCGATGAATTTCTCCGCTCTACAGACTTCACACACTTACTGTTTATCGACTCGGACATTCACTTTAATCCTCAAGATGTAATTGCAATGTTGGCTCTTGATAAAGATGTTATTGGTGGTCCTTATCCTAAGAAATCTATCAATTGGCCTAATGTTGCAGCCGCTGCACGAAATCATCCTAATCTTGATTCCAAAGAATTAGAAAATTTGGTCGGTGAGTATGTTTTCAATGTAGTAAAAGGGACTGCACAGTTTCAAGTTACCGAACCTCTTGAAGTTATGGAGATTGGTACTGGATATATGCTAGTGAAACGTGAAGTATTTACTAAGATGCAAGATGCCTATCCAATGATTCGTTACAAGCCAGATCATGTTGGGCAAGCAAACTTTGATGGTTCGCGTTACATTCATGCATACTTTGATACTGTTATTGATTCTTCAGACAGCATCACAGGTGGTGGGTCTGATCGTTATCTATCTGAAGACTATATGTTCTGCCAGATGTTCCGTAAAATTGGTGGACAAATCTTCTTGTGTCCTTGGGTTAAAACACAACATATTGGTACTTACGCATTCACTGGTAATATGCCTGCTGTTGCTCAATATACAGGTCGGCTATGATTGATGAAGTAAAGGCTTCTCAAACTGCAACAACGGGTGGTCGCAAATTTGATGGTGGCAAGCTAGAATATGGCTTGCTGCCACCTTATGCGCTAAAAGCTACAGTAGATGTTTTAACTCTAGGTGCTCAAAAATATGAGCGTGATAATTGGAAGAAAGTACCTGATTCAAAACGCAGGTACTTTGACGCCATGCAGCGACATATTTGGGCATGGAAAGAGGGAGAACAAAATGATCCCGAAACAGGCAGACACCACTTGGCTCATGCTATGTGTTGCCTCATGTTTCTGTATGAACATGATATAATGTATTCTGTTGATGAAAACCTTAATAATGGAGTAAACAATGAAACTATCAAATGAAACACTTTCAGTTCTTAAAAACTTTGGTGCAATCAATCAAGGTATTATGTTCAAGAAAGGCAAGACACTTAAGACTGTTTCTTCACACAAAAACATTCTTGCAGAAGTAGATATCAGCGAAGAAATTCCTACTGATTTTGGTGTGTATGACTTGAACAATTTTCTTACTGTAGTCTCACTACATAAAGAAGATCCATCGTTTGAGTTTGATTCTCAGCACGTGGTTATATGTGGTAATAAAGGTCGTAGTAAAACCAATTATCGCTTCTGTGATCCGACCATGATTGTTTTGCCACCAGAAAAACAATTGCAGATGCCTGATCCTGATATTTCTTTTGATTTAACTGCTGAAGATTTTGATTGGATTATGCGGGCTGCAAATGTTCTTTCATCGCCACATATTGCATTGGATTCTGATGGATCAAAAATTGTTCTTGTTACACTTGACCTACAGAATGATTCTGCTCATACCGAATCGCTTGAGATGGGTGACAACACCACGGGCTCCAAGTATCGTATGATTTTCAAGACAGAAAATTTGAGTAAGGTTCTACCTGGCGCATATCAGGTTAACATTTCTTCAAAGGGTATCGCTCACTTTAAGCATAAGACTCGTTCGATTCAATATTGGGTCACTACTGAAAGTGGTTCCAAATTTCAAAAGGATTAATATGGATTATTTCAACTTAGTGGTACATAAAACACATCTTGAGTTGGAGATTGCACATTTGAAAACACAAGTGGAAGAACATGATACTGGTCATATTGTTACTGCTATTAGTGTTCTAGAACACCGTGTAAATGAAATTAAAAAAGAACTACAAGAAAAAGTTTAACTGTGATGAAAGATTTATATTATGGAAAATATGATTTGGGTAGAGAAGTATCGTCCCAAAACGATTGAAGACTGTATCATTCCTGAGAGGTTGAAGAAACCTTTTCAGGAATATGTTAATCAAAAGAACATACCAAATCTGCTATTGGCTGGTGGACCTGGTGTGGGTAAGACTACTGTTGCGAAAGCAATGTGTAATGAAATTGGTTGTGACTACATGGTCATTAATGGTTCAGATGAATCTGGCATCGACACCTTTCGTACCAAGATTAAGACGTATGCTTCTGCTATGTCACTATCTGGTGGTCGTAAGGTCATCATTATAGATGAAGCTGACTATCTAAATCCAAATTCAACGCAGCCAGCTTTGCGTAATGCGATTGAAGAATTTGCAAGTAACTGTACCTTTATCTTTACTTGTAACTATAAGAATCGTATCATTGAACCGTTGCATTCACGGTGTGCAGTCATTGACTTTGGTATGAAGAATGGCGAGAAGGCCAAGATGGCTTCTGCTTTCTTCAAACGAATTCAGTCGATTTTGCAAAGTGAAAATATTGAGTATGAAGATGCAGTTATTGCTGAGTTGGTAAAGAAACACTTTCCAGACTTTCGCCGCATCATCAATGAACTGCAACGATACTCTCAGTTTGGTAAGATTGATTCTGGTATTCTAGCGCAGCTTGGTGATGTATCAACTGCCGAGATTGTGAAGTATATCAAAGACAAAGACTTTGGTGCTATTCGTAAGTGGGTTGGAACAAATGAGATTGATTCGAATACTTTGTTCCGCAAGGTCTATGATGCGATGTATGACACTATGAAGCCTAATTCTATTCCTCAAGCTGTATTGATTCTTGCAGATTATCAATACAAAGCGGCATTTGTTGCTGACCAAGAAATCAATACTGTAGCCTGTCTAACAGAACTCATGGTTAATTGTGAGTTCAAATGAGTCCGTTTGATTTTGTTAATGCAATTCTACAAAACAAGAAACAGTTAATTGTTGATGAGTCCACCGAGAAGGAATATGCACCCTTCTTGGTGAACCGCAGTCTATCTTATCATAAAGATTGCGTCATTTATGCTAATGAAATGAACCGTAGGCACTTTCTTGACAAAAAGATGCAGAATGATTTTTTACTAAATACAATCAGGTCACAGAAAAGACCATTTGCAAAGTGGATTAAATCAGAGAAAAGTGAAGATATATCATGCGTTAAGATTGCTTTTGGTTTCTCCGATTCTAAAGCCAAAGAAGTTCTTGGTATCCTCAGCAAAGAACAAATCCAACAATTAAAAGAACAAACCGATACCGGTGGATTGAGGAAATAAAATGGTTAATTTGGTAAAGTTTATTGAAGTGCAACTCAATGAACAAGATGACTTTCTTAAGGTAAGAGAAACGCTAACTCGCATTGGCGTATCATCAAGAAAAGAAAAGGTTCTATACCAATCTTGTCATATCTTGCACAAACAAGGGCAGTATTACCTTGTTCATTTTAAAGAATTGTTTGCTCTAGATGGTAAACCCTCCAACATATCTGAGAATGATATACAACGAAGAAATGCTATTGCTAAGTTATTGGAAGAATGGGGTCTAGTTAAGATACTTAACCCAAGTGTTATTGAAGAAGTTGCACCTTTACATCAAATCAAAATCATTTCATTCAAAGAAAAAGATGATTGGGAATTGATAGCAAAATATAACATTGGTAAAAAGATTAATAGATAATGGGGTTACATCATGGAAAATCAAAAGCAACCTGTAAGATTAAAGAATCGTTACAGTAATGAGATTGTCTACTGTAATAACTTAAAAGAAACTGTCTCTGATAATAACTATGTTTTCATTAGGGTCTTTTCAAAAGAAAACCCTCAGAGAATTTACCTAGTTAATAAAGAAGCATATGAAGTAGATAATTAAAACAAAAGAGGGGTGCAATGCTCCTCTTTCATTATTATGGAGATATTATGAATAAGCGAGACAAGAATTTTAAATTGAGCAAACAGGTTAAAACTGTCCTTGCGTTAGCTACTCATCCAAGTAAGCGTAATTTTTACCGTAACATTATGATTGATGCAGAAATTGTTGCTTCAACTCCCTTTAAATCTTCTAAATCGAAAGATGCTGAATGAACTTAAAGGTTTATAGCCACTTTCATAAAGAATTTCCAATCAATAGAAATTCTTCTTGGCTTGTACCAACCTTCGCTGCATCATCAGAAGCATATGGTCATTCAAGTTTACCATCAGGTTACACTAATGTAACTGCCTTCGGTGGTGGAATTAATAAATTTAAATGGTACTATTCTTCTAAGACTGATGAAGATGGTTTTCTAAAGGCGATGGGTCAACAGGCAACAGAGTATTGGATGTTAGACCAAAATCCTACTGTAGACTATATTGGTTGCAGTACCTATCGCCGATACTTGATGGTTGATCCTGAGGCACCAAAAAATGTTGCTAAGATTATCATGCCGCCTATGCAAGAAAATGCTGACAGGTTAGGTAGTGATGAGATGGGTAACATCATTTTGGACTATATGGAAACAGCCGATGTTTTGACCAATCATTCTGTTGCGGTAAATCATTCGGTAGAATCACAATACCTTGAATCACAACCAAGAGAATATTGGGATAAGTTTTTAGAGGCAATTGATGTTCTGTATCCTGACTACAGAAAACACTTGACATGGTTCAAGCAATGTAGTATAATTAACTTTGAAACTTGTTATGTTATGCGTAGGCAAATATTCAGAAAGTATGCAACAGAACTATTTGAAATCTTAGAATACATCTTCAAAAATTCTTCAAATGTTTACCCAACGCAACAAACAACATCTGAACCATTACCTTGGAGATATCCAGGTTTTCTTGGTGAAAGATTCTTTCCGTTTTTTGTATATGCAAATGGTCTAAGAAGAATACAAGTACCTTTGGTGGTGTTACAATGAAAGAAAAATTTATTCACGCACACATGAAGGCAGCAGAAGTATATGCTGAACTATCATCAGCAAGGCGTCTCCATGTTGGTTGTGTTATCGTAAAGAATGATACAATCATTGGCATTGGTTACAACGGTATGCCAACTGGTTGGGATAATAACTGTGAAGATGAATTGAGGTGGCCAGAATTCAACCTCCCTGAGGAGATACAGTTTCTGGAAAGTAAACCTGAGGTACTTCATGCGGAGACTAATGCTATCGCAAAGGTTGCTAGGTCTACTAACTCAAGTGATGGCGCCGCAATGTTTATTACTCATGCACCATGCCTTAATTGTGCCAAACTGATACATCAATCTGGTATCAAATCTGTTTTCTATAAGACTGAATACAGAGACACCAATGGTGTAGACTTTCTTAAAAAATGTAATGTTGAGGTTAAAAATGTCGAAAGTTTATGAATCGAAAGTTGAAGTCTTAGATAACGGAGATGGTCTATTG